GGATTCTCTTACCATTAATCAAAACATATATCTCAGTTTTAATATCCTCTTCTTGAACCTCATCGGGTTTTGATGGAAGAGAATCTGGTGGAGTCTTCTTCTTCTCGGACATTGTTTTTGCCCCAGGAGGAGTAATACCACCTAATACTTTTTGATCAAATTTATTTGCAACCATTTCTATACTCCCTATGGACAATCAACGTATTTGCCAGTGCCGATCTTAGCAGAACCGACCTTAACTCTATCTGCAGGACCAAGGCAAACCAAGGATGGAAGTACCTTGGCTCCATATCCACCACCACCAAGAATAAGAACTTCTGGATACGAATCAAATGTTAGTGATCTATTCTTGATTCTAACACTGATAACAAGACCATCACTGTTAATCAATGCCTCTGCTACAGTGCTATCTCCATTCACATAAACTGTAGGTGCTGATGTATACTGTCTCCCAGTATTCAACAACGTGAACGAATCAATGATACATTCTTTACCAGCAGTTTGTGGTGTATTTAGTTTGTAACTTCTTCCTGGGTTTGTTACTCGTATTTCTGTCAAGAATCCGAGTTCATCCAATAGAGGAGTTGCTGCAGCTCCATTTCCATTACCAGTGACAATAATAACTGGTGGTATTGTATAAGGATCTCCAGGATCTTCAATAGGAAGTTCAAGGATTCCACCACCAGCATCAGTAATTGGAGTACCAATAACTGGTTTCTTTGGTATGCCGTTGTTGCCATCAATGTTAGACGAACTATCAAGGGCATCCAACTTATCATCTAGACTTAAGTCATCAAGATTTCCAACAATCTTAACACTATCTTTTGCTGCTGTTCCAGGAATACCAAAGATCAAAGTTTCATCATATTCATCAATCGCATCTTGAGCAATTCCAACTACAACCTGTGCTATGTTATTCTCAACAGTAAACGATCCATTCAACGTGTTGCCAATAACGTCAGATGGTGTGATGTTATTGCCAAACATCTGATACTTAACTACTGTGCCATCAGCAACATTCTTTGTAGTAATAGTAAATGTGACAAACTCTCCTTCTTTTACAGAAACTTTATCTGCCTTCACAGAATAATTTACCTGTTTGTTTACTGGATCTAAATCAGTTCCAGCAATTCCATCCGAAGAATCAGAACTGGGTGGAGTAGTAGTGTTGTCAACTGGATCTGATGGATTAAATGTACTGGGGGGAAAAATTGGAGTTGGAGAATCTTCTCCGTCTGGAGTCTCTGGTGTTAGTCCAGTAGAGAGTGGAGATTCTTTAATAGTACATTTACCGATATTTTTATCAGCTACACAAGTAATATCTGCTGGAGTTTCTTTCTGAATGGTCATAAAGAAATTCTCTATGCCCTCAGTTACAGAGTCAGCAAATGTCTGAACTTGGATTGTCTGTGATGTTTGACCAGCAACAAATCCAAGGATTCCAGAAGTTTCTACATAATCACTTCCAACAGTTGCTGTTCCATCTGAAGTTGCGTAAGAAACACTAGATGCATCGTCAATGTATCCAGATCTGGTAATAGTGAACGTAGCAACTTGACCTTCTTCAACCGTTGGATCATCAATAGAATATTTGATTACTGGTGGTGTAGCGAATGGTTGTGTACCACCAATCACATCAACACTGGTATCTTCTAGAGTTGTTCCTTCATATGCTTCATCACAAGTATACTGAGACCAATCCTCGCCAGTAGCAGGGAAAAGATCATCGGTGATATCTTTAATAAGATTATCAAGAAAATCTTCGTCTTTTTTCTTTGTAGAACAATCAGTACAAACCGTTTCTACTTTAGAGCATTGTTTTGGTGGACCACTACATCTAATTCCAAGAAGATCTAGGACATACGCAATTGTATCTCCGATAATATCAATAGCAGAAGCAACCGAACCTAAAATATCTTGAATAGGACCAAGAACAGCATCCAAGATTTTTTGAAGTTCGCTCTGAATCTTATTAAGAATTCCCTCTACGAGTTTATCAACTTGACATGCTGCTGCTTTGTAAAGTTCAAAGAGGTATCCAAACAAAAGATCTTGAATGAATGCTGCAATTCTATTACCAAGGTCTTCAATCTCACATCCAACGGAAGCAAGAATATCATTGAAGAACTTTGTTACTGGAGATAACGAGTTTCCAGTTGGAGTGACCCCAAGAAGAAAATTTGTTAGATCTTTGATCCCTGCCTTGAGTTTTTCAAGGACAAATCCCTTCAAAGATGCAACAAAAGTTCTAACAACGCGGATTGCTTTATTTACATATGTTTGTCCAACAGAAATCGCATCGTTAATCTCTCCAGATAACTCACCAACCAAGTAAGTTCCTAGTTTGCCACCATTTCTCTGAGTTTCATATAGCATCTCACCCAGCAATCTTGTTAGAATTCCACTGAGATCTTTTTCTTTACCACAAATTTGTGCCTTTTCAACACAAAAATTTGTACCACCTGGGTTTGAGTTTGAGTTTTTTCCTTCTTTTGCTTGTGTTAAACTTGTAGCACTAGCACCAAGAGCTTTTCCATTGGGATCTCTAGTTTCTTCACCAGTAACAGGATGTCCTGCCATTGTCGCAGTGAGAGGAGCGGGTTTTGCGCCATTGGCTGGTACTGGTTGGTCCGCATTACTAGTGTTTGCGCTTAAGAATGTCGTGAATGATTTACACCCGTCTTGATCTGGGGTTGGATTTGGTCCTGGTGGTTGAGAAGTTGATCCAGCAACCTGTCCGATAGATCCCATGATAACTGGTTGTTGTTTATCAACATCCAGATAAAATCCGACGACCCATACACCCTCTTCCAACTGATCGGAAACTGAGCAATGTCCGCCAGGAACATGTGGATTTGTGACTGGCATCATTGTAATTGCCCATGGCAAATCATCAGAACTTACAGCATCACATGACTGTGGATGTAGTCCAACAATTCTTACCTTGTATCTACCAGATCCTTTTCTATCTTTCTTTCTTTCAGATTCAATTTGCCCAATCCACCATTGGAATCCATCGGATCCAATCTGAACCGTTGGGTATAAATTACTCAACGCATCCATAAATTAATCCTCGTAAATTTTGCACTCAGATGCACCAGGATGAGTGTCGCAGAAAAGTTCTAATGGATTTGGATCGTGATGATCTCCAGCTTCAATCTCTTCCTTATGCTTCTCTGCATATGCTTCTAATTCTTCTAGCTCGCCCTCAATGTGACGGCGGCGTTGTGCAGAAATTTGTGGGTTCTGCAGTTCTTCTTTATCTGCTTCAATATGCTGCTCAATGGAATCCATGTTTTACCTCCTATGTTCCAACTTTACTTTCTTTTTCAGCAATTCCGTAAGAATCTCTCATTAGGTCAAGCACAGTATAAACGGTTTGATTCTGAATGTCAAATTGATGGTTCAATTTTTTAATCAGATATGTTCCACTATGTTCTGGATCCCAAACTTCATCCTTTCTTTTTTCATCATCTACTTGGTTTGGAATTCTGATTTCTACTTTATCTCCAGCACATAGTTCTAGATGCCCAGTTAAAGATATTGTTAATTCTTGATTGAACATGATTCCGATTCTAGAAATACCTTGTGAAAGATATTCTTTTTGCCAATCAGGGAATTCGTTATCTGATGATTCTTCTCCCTGATCATCACTATCATTTGATGCTACACCAGTACCAACGTACCAGTTTTCATGATTAACAACAGTAGACATTACTCTGGATGGATATTCACCTAGTTTTGCTTGACCTCCTGGTAAATTTGTTTGGCTGCCCATGTGAACCATGTCTTTCCAAACATCAGCAAGAGAATACACGTATTCGCTATACTTGCCAGTATTTATGTTGAAATAGCAAACGATAGAAGAGAAAACACCTTCCCTCAACTTCTTCATCATGTTGATTTCAGAATTAAAAACAACCTCTTGAATCTTATATAAAGACTCCGTGTTATCTTTACCATATGCCATGATAAATGGGTTTGCTGCGTTAACAACCGCAGATCCGCCTGCTTTAGTATCAGATGATGCTAAAGCATCCATTGACTTGAATACAAATCCCTTTCTTGTTCTAAAAAACAAATATCCTGCTGTTCCAGATGCTTTCTGTGCTCCATTTCCTACATCAGTATTGACCGTGATAGATGGTTTACTAGATGCAGAAGAAGATGCACTCGTTTTACTCTTTGGTTTTACATTTTCTGGAATAGTTTTTAGTTGCAGAGATCTGATAACCGCGAATGGTGTTTTCTTGGTGGGAAGAAGTTTTACTGAGTTGGCAGACTTTTCAATCTGAACATCGGTGGCGTTCAATTTTTCTTTCAGTAGTTTTTGAACTTGCTCTGCAACATTTCCCT